CTGCGTTTCATAAATCGGCCGGACGACCTGATTCGCGTCGAACTCAAAATCAAGGGAGACCGCCCCCCCGGCCGAAACTGTTACGGTTTTCTCGATCACCTTCAGGTGCGGATGCCAGACCGTCACCCTGTAGGTTCCCGGCGGCAGCTTGTCGATCGTAAATGACCCGTCCCTTTTTGTCCTTTCAAAATAGGGATTATCCACGACCCAGCCCCAGGTCTGCATATATTCATGCATCTCGCAGATCATCTGGACAATCTGCCTCCCTGCCTCCAATTCCACGTAACCGCTGCCGGGTTTCCTGTAGGCGACCGGAATCGGAAAACTCAAAATCCGACTCCCCTTCTCGGGCTGGTAAACCTGCAATGCATGAACGATAGGGTCGCGGTTGGTCACGGACACCTGGGCGTGGTTGCGCATGACCGTCACCAAAGGGTGGATATGGACCAACCGGCCGTCCTGGATCTCAAACTGCTCGTTCTCCGGAACCTCCGATGGATGGAACATGCAGTTCACCGTTACTAATTCGGTATCGCGATAACGGAACGACTTCCCGCTCGCCACATCCTGAACCGCCACCACCGCATCCTGGAGTCCGCCCGCGCCGTCCACATTGAATTCCCGGAGCAGGACCACCCCCTCGCCGTTAGAAATCTTTTTGCAAAAATCCCCGGAGGCATAGAGGACCATCGGAATCGCCCGGGGCTCCGGCGTTGGACCTCGCAGCGTCACTTTTCCCGTAATCGTTCCGCCGTTCGTTACCTCGCCCGCCTCGTAAGACCATGCGATGGTATTCCAGGTTAGGCAGACAAACGCGGCGATCGCCCAACGATTGCATCTTCGCACGAGTTTAATCATTGCACCACTCCCGTTAAAAAATGATCCGGCTACGGTCGTTATCATCAAAACACGAACAGAATAAATCCGCCCGATCGAAATTGCAAGCCCTTCCTACCCTCCGGACGATTTCGAGTCTTAGTCAAAGAAACCGGCCGGTTTATTCGCCCAAGACTGGAGATTGGGGGCTCTCATTAGATATAGCACGGCCATAATGTGGGGCAACCTAACAGTAAAAGCTTTAAAATAATGAGAATTATATACTTGACAAACCCAAATGATTAGCGTATGATCCTAATCATAACAAAGAGGGGATGTCATGGACAACGTAAAAATTCTCGGCCTACCAGCCAGCGCACAGGACGAACAATCAGCCAGAGCCTTCCTTGAGCGAATGAGATGGCCTAATGGCCCTGTTTGCGCCCACTGTAAGAGTACAGAGATTTATAGACTCACCCAACAGGCCGACGCGAAGAAATCAGCGCGAGTAGGTTTATTGAAATGCAAGAAGTGCCGAAAACAGTTCTCGGTAACGGTCGGGACAATCTTCGAGGGTAGCCATATTCCGCTGCACAAATGGCTTATGGCTATCCATTTCGTATGTGCCTCTAAGAAGGGAATGAGCGCATTACAGCTTTCAAGAATGTTAGGGGTAACTTACAAGACGGCTTGGTTTATGTGCCATCGAATCCGTCTTGCGATGAAGAAGATGCCATTGATTAAGAAGCTGGAAGGGATCGTCGAAGTGGACGAAACTTATATTGGTGGGAAAGATAAGAGAGGGTTTGGGAATACAGGTTTTAACAAGAAATCGCCAGTCATGGTCTTAGTACAACGAAATGGGGAGCTTCGATCAAAACCGATTAAGAGATTATCCGCAATGGAATTAAAGAAAGAAATCCGGGCGAATGTATCCATTGCCTCGACCATCATGACCGATGAACACGCGAGCTATAAAGGATTAGATCGTGAGTTTGTCGGTGGGCATAAAGTCGTGAATCACAGCAAGAAAGAATATGTCCGAGGGAATGTTTACACGAACACGGCTGAAAGCTACTTTGCCTTGCTCAAAAGAGGCGTTCATGGGACGTTCCACCATGTGAGCCGCAAACATCTTGGCCGGTACTGTGACGAGTTTTCTTTCCGGTGGAATACAAGAAAGGTTACAGACTCGGAACGGGCAGAGGCAATGTTAAAGCAAATCGAAGGTAAAAGACTTCTTTATAAACAGCCAGTCAACAAACAGTGAATTTGTTTAACTATATGGAACTATTATTAAATTACGATTTTAATTGACAGGGTCTTTTTCTTCTGCTATGTTTTAACATCTTTATAGCCTCTGGTATACTTTAGGTGTGTCATTCAGAGTTGCTATTAAGACGTAATGGGAGAGAAATGCGATCTGTCTCCATGTTTTACCTCTACACTAATACAAATACGAATTCAAAATTCCTCCAAATTAAACAACCTGACTTCATTCATATTTTTTCGCTCGATAAACTTTCCAATTGTAGATTGTATTAGCGCGTTTACTGTTTTACAATATAGCTGAGTTATCAAAATAACAAAGCACGTTAGATTAGAGGTGAGAGCATGTCTGACTATCCTATAATGTTCACAGTGAGAGATGCAATAACTGGAAATGGCTTCTTGGCCGGAGTAACAATGGGTGGGCGTGCAATCGCCCGTAAAGAAGAGGATGATAAGTGGTGGGTGCATGGAGTGCGTCCAGCCGGAATCAGTGCAGTCGGAAATACGCCTGAAGAGGCCTTCATGCGTTTCCGAGAAACCTATAAAAATGTCCTCTTTGATATAGCCGAGGACTGCAAGAACTATGATGACTTCAAAAATGAAGTAGATTCTCTATATACACAAACGAATGAGATAGAAGAGAATAACTGGGATACTGCATTCAGAGCAATACGTGCAGGTACAGTAAAAGCAGAGGGTTTTTTCTCTGAACTGCCAAAGCAAGCTCCAGAGAAACGTCCAACACACTGATACGAGAAGGATGTATCACTAAGGAAACCGCCGCATTATTATAAAGGAGACCATAAATGAAGTTTAATCAAGGCTTGTGTATAATTGCGCTGCTGGAAGCTCAGCTTCTTACGAAAGGAACGACGGACCTGGTCTGTGTGGAATGCGGGAAGTCCGATTTATCAGAATGGGACGTGCACTTTCAATTTATAAACAACCAACGGTATGGCCCTTTTTGCTCTGCGTGCGATCATACCGGCCCCACGCCTCCACCGAAACCGCGTCGTCTGACTGATAACGAGAAAATGTTTAGAAGGGCAGTGAAGCGCCACGCCCGGGCCTCCGTGAAGCACTGGAACAAGCTCATTCTTGATATCATAAAAAGCCAATCCTCTGACCCCACCCCCTAAAATCACTGCCGTTTGACGCCGTTTGACGCCGTTTAGCGCCTTGTCCTAACCTCCCGCCTTGCCCATAATCCGTGGGCATGAACATATTCTCGTCGGTAAAAATGAAGGGTGTCCCTTTCCGGGGCACCCTTTTCTTTTTTGCGGGGGGTGCGTGATGGCCGGAATCACCCAAGCCCAGGCGGAAGCGCAGCTCGCGCTCTATATCGATGCCGAGGCGAAAGTCCTGGGCGGGCAGGCCTATACGATCGGCGGCCGATCACTCACACGTGCCAACCTCAAAGAGATCCGCGACGGGATCACCTACTGGAACAGTCAGGTCAAGTCCATGACGCGCGGCGGGATCTCGATTCGAGGAGCGACGCCGGTATGAATCAAACCCTGCGGCTTCCCAGCGGCCGGACCGTGACGGTGAATGAAAACCTGTTGGACCGCGTCGTCCGCTGGTTTGATCCCATCCAGGGCGCCCGTCGGTTTCGCGCGCGGGCCTTATCGGCGATCGTCGGAGGCTATACAGGAGCATCCCGATCCCGTCGATCCATGCAGCAATGGCAAACGCGCGGGAATGATCCGGATACGGACATCCTGTTTGATCTGCCGACATTGCGCGAGCGCTCGCGCGATCTTATCCGAAATGAGCCCATTGCCACCGGCGCCGTGGCCGGCGTCGTGACCAACGTGGTCGGATCCGGCCTGCGGATGCAATCCCGGATCGATCGGGCCGCTCTGGCCATGAGCGATGCCGAAGCCGATGCCTGGGAGTCCAACACCGAGCGGGAATGGCAGCTATTCTCGGAATCCCAGGAATGCGATGCGGCCCGCACCTTGAATTTCTACGGCATACAGGACCTGGTCTTCCGATCCGTTCTCGAGAGCGGGGATTGTTTTGTCCTAACCCCGATGTTCCGCCGGCCGGGATCACCCTATCAAACACGGCTTCAGGTCATTGAGGCCGATCGGGTCTCTAATAAAGATAACAAGATCGATTCGGAAACGATGGCCGGCGGGGTCGAACGCGACAGCAACGGAGCCCCGACGGCCTATCATATTCTGACCCGGCACCCCGGAAGCCTTCTGCCGATCAAGCGGGAATGGAATACCATCCCCGCTTTCGGAGCGAAGACGGGCCGCCGCAACGTGATTCACCTGTTCCGCATGCTGCGGCCCGGGCAAACCCGCGGCGTGCCATATCTTGCGCCGGTGATCGAGATGATCAAGCAGCTTGGCCGCTATTCCCAGGCCGAGGTGGATGCGGCCGTGATCAGCTCGTTCTTCACGGTGTTTGTCAAGAGCGAAACCGGTGAGATGTTCGGACCCATGGGGCCCACATCCGAAACCGGCGCATCGACGTCCGATGAGGATATCAAACTCGCCAGCGGCGCCGTGGTCGGCCTTGCGCCCGGGGAATCCATCGAAACCGCCGATCCGAAACGGCCCAACACGGCCTTCGATCCGTTCATGGTCGCCGTGCTTCGTCAGATCGGCGTGGCGCTGGAGATTCCCTTTGAGGTGCTGGTTAAGCATTTCACGGCCAGCTATTCCGCCGCGCGCGCGGCGCTGCTCGAGGCCTGGAAATTTTTCAATTCCCGCCGGCAATGGCTCGCCGATAATTTCTGTAAGAGCGTCTATGAAATCTGGATGATGGAAGCGGTGGTCACCGGTCGGATTAAAGCCCCCGGTTTCTTATCTGACCCGTTACTTCGCAAGGCTTATCTCGGATCGGAATGGGTCGGCCCGGCGCGCGGCATGATCAATGAGGTGAACGAGGTTGATGCGGCCGTGACGCGGATCAATGAGGGGTTATCCACCCGCGACAAGGAAACGGCCGAGCTGACCGGCGGGGATTGGGAGACGAATCATCGGCAACTCGTGAAAGAAAAGCGGATGCGGCAGACGGATGGATTGGAGCCCAAGGATATGCTCGGGGCCAAGACCCCGAAACAGCTCGATCCGAGTTTAACGCAATAGGGAGAGTGCATGTGAAAATTTTAGACATTATGACGGCCCCCTGGGCGATTACACCGGCCAAGCTCGGCGAGATCCGGGAGATCTACCTCCGGCACACGCGCGGTGAGAAGCTGACCCTGTCCGAAATCGAGGCCCAGATCGGGGCGCCGGCAGATCAACCGGCCGTTGGCTATGACGTGGTGAATGGCGTGGCGGTTCTTCCGATCCAGGGCGTTATCGGGAAACGCATGAATCTGATGCATGCGATTTCAGGCGGAGTATCAACGGAATTGATCGGCCGGGATTTTCGGATGGCGCTCGCGGATCCGGCGATCCGGTCCATCCTGCTTTCGATCGACAGCCCCGGCGGATCGGTGGACGGCACGGCCGAACTGGCCGGCTTGATTTATGGCGCTCGCGGAATCAAGCCGGTCGTGGCGTTTACCGATGGCGACATCGCCTCGGCCGCCTACTGGATCGCCTCGGCCGCCGATCAGATCTTTATTTCCGGGGACACCACCCAGGTCGGCTCGATCGGCGTGGTGGCGACGCATATGGATGTCTCCAAAGCCGAGGAGCAGATGGGCATCAAGACGACCGAGATCGTGGCCGGAAAATATAAGCGTATCGCGTCGGAATATGCGCCCCTAACCGATGCCGGCCGGGCCACAATCCAGGACATGGTGGATTATATCTATACCGCGTTTGTGGGCGATGTAGCCCGCCAGCGCGGGGTATCGGTGGACCAGGTATTGAGTAAAATGGCCGATGGCCGGATCTTCATCGGCCGCCAGGCGGTCGACGCCGGGCTGGTGGACGGCGTGAAGACATTCGATGAGCTTCTAAGTCAGATGGCGAGTCAAACCCTGCCTGCCGGTTTGAACCGGCAGGCGCACATAAAAACAAAGGAGGTTTCAATGGAACCAGAGAAGATAACTGCCGAGCCGCAGGTTTTGACGGCGGAACAGATCCAGGCGAAATATCCGGAGGCGGTCAAGGCGATTCGGCAGGATGGCGCGAAGGCTGAACGGGAGCGGATCCAGCAGGTCGAGGCCCAGCTCCTACCGGGCCATGAGGCGTTGATCGCCACCCTGAAATTCGATGGCAAGACCACGGGCGGCGAGGCCGCAATCCAGGTCCTTCAGGCCGAATCCAGACTCAAGAAGGGGCGGATGGATGATCTGCTTGCCGATGCGCCGACACCGGTTTCCCCGAGCATCCAGGACGCCGGCGGCGGACCGAGCAGTATGCCGGTGGAAGATCGCTGCAAGATGGAATGGAGCAAGTCCGAAGCGATCCGGAATGAGTTCATTGACCTGGAGAGCTACACCGCTTTCGAGAAGGCAAAGGAAAAGAAATCGTTCCGCGTCCTCACGGGCAACCGCGAAAGTTAAGGGGCCGGAACTTCTAATAAACGGATTTAACACAATCAACAGGAGGATGAGAAATGACGACTTTAGCAGCCAATAAGCCGAGGGATTACGAGCTCGGAGATCGGAACGCTTTTCCCGTCATCGCGGCCGATATCGTTTTTGAGGGCGCCGCGGGCGGGCTGGTGATCGGAACGGGTCATGCGCGGCCGCTGGCGGCCACGGATCGCTTCGCGGGATTTGCCGAGGCCAAGACGGATAATTCCGCCGGAGCGGCCGGCGCGGTCAATGTCCGTGTGATCGAGCGAGGCAAAGTTCAGCTTTCCGTGAGCGGCGCGGTCATCACGGACGTCGGCCTTCCGGTCTATGCGACGGATGACGATACGTTCGTTTTTAATCCGGTGGGGGCTGTTTTCATCGGATTCGTGCACAGCTTCGTTTCTTCCGGGGTGGTGGTGGTGGCGTTTGATGCTCTGAATTATCGGGATCCGTATCAGGATTATACGATCCGGGAAACGATCTCGGCGGACAAAACCCTCGATATCGAGGACAACGGCAAGATTTTTTTCGTCAACGCCGACGCGAAGATCATCACCCTGCCGGCCGTGGCGACGCCGATCAACTGCAAGATCGTCAATATCGGCGCCTATGGAACCGTCGCGGTAAATATCAGCCCGAATGCGGTGGACAAGATCCAGGGCCCGGATCTGCCAGGGACGGACAACAAGGACCTGATCAATACCAAGGCCACGGCGAAACGCGGGGATTTTGTGGTTCTGACCACGGGTGACGCCAACGGCGCCGTCGTGGCGGAGATGCGCGGAATCTGGGCGACAGAGGTTTAAACAGTCCAAGTAAGGCTTAACAGTATTTGAGAATTTAATTCAACCGAAAAGGAGAAACAAATGGATCAAGGCATTCTGTCAAGCCGGGCCGTCATCGGGCTGTATTATGCGAGGCTTGAAAACCCGATGGCTGCCGGTTACATCGACGGCATTTCAAACATCTTCGGCAGCGACCAGGCCTCGGAGCAGTATCCGTTCCTCGGACAGAACCCGCGGATGCGGGAATGGATCGGCGGGAGGCAGGTGAAAGGCCTGCGGGGATCTTCCTTGACGATCACCAACAAGCATTATGAGGCGACGCTGGAGTTCGCGCTCCGCGATCTTCGGCGCGACAAAACGGCCCAGATCCAGGCGCGGATCAGCGAGTTTGCCGATGAGGGCGACGCGCATTGGGGCACGCTCCTGTCAACGCTGGTGCAGAATGGTCCGTCGGGGGTTTGTTATGACGGGCAGTTTTTTTTCGACACGGATCATTCCGAGGGCGATTCGGGGACGCAGGACAATGATATCACCGTGGATATTTCCGCGCTTCCGGCGGCGGTCCATGGCGTCGTCACGGCGCCCTCGGTGGAGGAAATGCAGCAGGCGATCCTGAAGGGCGTCGCCCAGGTGATGTCTTTCAAGGATGATCGGGGCCGGGCGATGAATTCGAACGCCCGCCGATTC